CGTGATAATTATCAGCTGTTTCTTGATTGTGTGGAAAAGGTTCTGAAGCCGGGCGGACTGTTTCTGCTTCACTTTATCAGTGCTCTGAAGGAGCATCCGGGTGATCCGTGGGTCAAGAAATATATTTTCCCGGGCGGAACCGTTCCGAGTTTACGTGAGATCCTGAACCATATGGCAGAGGATAATTTCCATACTCTGGATATCGAGAATCTCCGTCTGCATTACAATAAGACACTGCTTCACTGGGAAAAGAATTTCAGAGATAATCTGGATAACCGCCCCGACCCGTCCACCCAGAACCCCGACCCGCTGCACTGACCTGCACGACCACGCCGCCCAGCACCCAACCCGACCACGTAAGACTGGCATGACTTTACCATGGTGGAGAAGTGAGACTGGTGTTAGTCTTACCATGTGGTAACCGCCTCGTCACGCTTGCTCTGGTATAGCCCTTCAAGACTCGCTCAGTTGCGCGTGCTCTGGTACAGCACTTCAAGACTCGCTCTGGTGCAGCCCTTCAAGACTCACTCAGTTGCGCGTGCTCTGGTACGGCCCTTCAAGACTCGCTTCGTCGCGCCGGACCTGTGACATAAGACTCGCTCAGTCGCACTGGACCCATTGCATAAGACTCACTCTGGTACCGCCCTTCAAGACTCGCTCAGTCGCGCTTGCTCTGGTACAGCCCTTCAAGACTCGCTCAGTCGCGCTTGCTCTAGCACAACTTCGCTGGCACAGTATCTCGATATCAGTTGCTGTCAGTCGAAATGGACCGGCGCAGCAAGACTCGCTCTAATTCCATTTAGTACGCGCCGACAGCGTGGTAGGGTTAGCTGGAGAATCCCAGTTTAAAGAACCTCGCAAAGCTCTTGCATTTTATAAGTATTTGATTTTATTGTATTAGATGATTTTTTTGATGAAATAAGAAAAAATATATAAATTATCTCGCCCGGAAAAAACTTCTGCATTAAATTAGCCGTCCTTCCAGGCCGCGCAATTCTGGGAACTTTTTTTTAGGCTACATCAGGACCATTTTTTTCCTTTTTTTAATAAAATCAACCACTTACATTGATGAAAGAGGCCATTTTTGAGGAAAAAAGGCTCGTTTTGAGGATCGATCGTAAAAAAACGACGGAAGTTCAAAAATTTGAATCTTTGTGAATTTTTTCACTAATCCTGTCGTAAAAAAACGACGATGAACGGGAATCATCATCCAGCCCGCGCCAGACCACAGTAATCCACACATCTACACCCACTAGATCTAGTGTCACCAAATGGTAAGTCCCAGCGTACAAATTTTTGTACTCCGGCGTACAAATTCTTGAACCAGCAAAATTTTTATTTACAAAGCACAGCTGATATGTTATTATATAATAATCAAAAGGAGGTAGCATGTCTACAGACATACTGGCACAGATCCCGAGGAACTGGGCCGAACAGATCGGCTGGACTAGATCTAGAGGTCCTATCGGCTCTAAAGAAGCGAAACGTCCCCTCATTGATCCTGACAAGGCCAACATGGCAGGAACGCTCTCCAGCGTAGCTGACTCCACTAATCCAATCGGCTTCCTGACGTCGTTGCAGTCTCCCATTGTAATCATCGACGTGGACGCCCCAAAAGATTTGAAGGAGCAAGTGAAGGCCTTACGTCAGGCTGGTCTGACCCATGAGGCAGACACGCTGATACAGCAGCGCCTCATTGATCCTCTCCCGGCTCCGATACGTTCGTATCTCGACAAGACATATGTGGAGTGGAGCCAGTCAATGGTAGGACTGCATATTGTGTTGTCTACAGATAAAACTGCATGGCCCAAGCCAAAAGCGTATTATAAAGCAGAGTGGCTCGGCCAGCTGTCAGTCCATAGTAACTACATGGTAACGACGGGCAATATCTATCATGCCGGAGACATACTCGAAGTAGCACAAGAGGAGCTCGACGCACTGTTCGGGATAACCCGCAAAAATGTCGTACGAGACACTCCAATGGGAATACCGTCCACACTTGAAATGGAACAAGCTCTAGCGGTGATACCACTGGACCAGTCTCAGAGAGTCAAGGAGGTTTATAACTCTGTTTTTGGTGAAGCCTACGAGCATTATAACTTTTGGCTCAAGATAGGGATGGCCATACACGACTATGCCACTCGTATCAATTCGCCGTCAACGGGGCTCGAGCTGTTCCTAAAGTGGTCTGCAACGGATCCGACAGACTTCGACGGTGACGAGGCAGTCGAGCGTAAGTGGAACTCGTTTCGCGCTTCGGATGATGGTATCACGTTCAATACGATACTCAAACTGGCAGCAGCTTTTCAATTCAATTATCCCCGTCGTATTAGGAACCGAGACGGCGCACTCACGATAAATCCTGATACATCGGAGTATATCAACTTTAAGTACCTCATGGATAAGTACAATCTCACCTTGTATGCGTGTGGTACTGAGCTATATCTCCAGGGCGACGAGAGCATAATCAAGAAATATTTTATGCTCCAAGGCGTGCATAATATGTTCGGCTACTATGGGCCTTTTGACGCTACGCTATTGCAAGCAGCTACATGGGTTCTGTGCCAGGATTCACACTGGAGAAAGCTCAACTCTACCATCTCATTTGTCAACAGATGGATTGCCGAGCCGAAAGAAGAGGTCGATGTGTTCAACAAATGGCTCGACACGCCTGACTTGCCACCGGAGTATAGGTATCCGAGATACTTCGGTACGCCTCGTGAGGAAGTTCCTAATACCTTCGAATATGTAGCATCGTGCATAGAGTGGGCTGAGGACCAAGATGTGCGACTGTGCAAGCGCATGTTGTATCGCACATTTATGCAGCTTATTAAGTTGCACGACCCGACTTCGTTGACGTTTGAGGATAACGGTGGTATGTTCGCTCTCATCGGTCCCGAGAACACGTATAAGACCACATTCTTCAAACTATTGCTCCCAGTGCCTCTTGAGTTCTTGCGCAAGGACATAAATCAAGAACTCAATGGTGAGAAGAACAAGCGCGACTTTATCAGATATTTGAGCACGTCGGCTATCGTCTTGGTCGACGAGTTCGAAGGTTTCATGGATAATAAGAAGTCTGGTTCATTCTTCAAATCCATCATTTCTGGTAACGTCACATCGTTTACAGATATCTACCAGACTAAAGAACTAGCTCTGAAGCGTAAAGCAATCCTTGTAGGCACGTCAAACGAGCTTAGGCAAATAATATCTGATAACGGCTCTAGACGACTGTGGTTCGCGCGTATCAAAATGGTACATACCGAGAAGCTGCTCAATGTAGACTTGCATGCTTTCTACAATAACATGCGCGACGAGTTTAGGACCCTGGTTGCTCAGGGCAAAGCTCCATGGCTCATGGAGTTTACAGAAACTCTGAGTATTACGCAGCAGAACAAGGCCATCAAGGCACAGAGCAGCGTTGATATAGCGCTGCGTGATCTGTTCGACTATACGACTGAATATGACGTTAATGCACCCAACTTTAGTTGGGAGAGGTTCTTGCAATACGATGGTAAACTCACACGCAAGGTACTTCTGGATAATCCGCGTCTTATGAAGACATCACAAGTAGCACAGTTCTTGAGCGCCCATGATATCAGAGTTCCATTTGCTGAGCTTGAAAGGGCCCTGGAGCGTTTCTGCATGGACTTTATAGGTCAGACTAAGGATATAGAAGTGCCAACAAACACATGCGCCAAAGTAGTAATAAAGCGTGGGCAACTGTGTTGTAACATGAGACCAAATGGTACATATAATCACAAGTTTTGGATAATGCCTATTCCGGAGGATTTCGATGACGAGTAATACTGGTGCTATAACCATAATTCGGTGCTCGTATTGCAGAGCTGAGACACCTGAGTTTACCACAGCAAATGGAGCTCGGGAATATGCTTACAAGAATGGATGGAAGCGTATGTTCAGGTACTATTTGTGCCCCAAATGCGCTAAAGTGCTTGACATACTCCAGGAAAACTCAGGCGAACATAAATATTTCCCCGAAGAAATTTTATAATTTGGTAAAAATAACTATTTACAAAGCATTGCTGTTATGTTATATATATAATTAATGAATGACAATAATAACAGTTTAACAAAGGATGGTTACTATGGCTACTATGGAATGGCTTCAGCTTGGCGTCGACAATGGCCTCTTCAGCAAGCCTCTTCTGGACGAGCTTAAGGCTTTTGTTCAGCAAGTTAAGGAAAATGATCTTAGCCGGGACGATGCTTTGGATCTTCTTGACAGCCATGAATTCAGCAGTCAGATTATCAACGAAATAATCTACGACTTGATTTAGTCTTTAACTTGGCAGGATCATTTCGATCCTGCCAATTATAAAGATTGAATCAAGGAGGACCAGATGAAACTTATAGATATTCTAGCCCTTATCTTTCTTTTGGCAGTAGTTGCAGGAATTGTTTCTTGCTGCATGCATTATACCAACAATGTTGACAATCTCATGAAGTCTTATCAGGAGGAATTGGGATGCTGAGCGGATTTGAAATAAAGAGGATTTGTCAGGTTTCTGTTAGCGGCATGTTTGATTGCGATGTGCCTCATAATGCTTTGCCGTATATTGCTATGGCTAAGGTCAATTATGATGACAGGGTCTATACTGAAGGGGATGTCAAGCTCATCGAGTTCATCTTCAATAACCGTGAACTTTATCCAGATCTGTTTAAGAAGGAGGAAGCCTAATGGTACTCGTGGCTGCTTACGGCCGGTGCTACAAGACGAAAGAGCATTTCATGGCTGACTGGAACAAAGGCAAGGATTTCGTGGCTCTCGAGGGCCCTCGTCGAGCTTATACCAGCAAGTATGACTGTCCTAAGGGCACTCATGAGGCGCGGTACGGCAAGAAACTCGAGAAGGTCTTTACTTTGATAGTCTGATTTATAGCAGGCCTCACTCAGTGGGGCTTGCAAACAAATCAACCTATCAAACCTTGGAGGAACTATGCTGGAAAAGAAGCAGATTCTTGACGTATGCTATGAGGTATATAAAGTCAAGACGGACTATAGAACAACGTGTGAGCTTACAAATGAAGCATGGGCTGCTGTTGGTTTGCATGCATGTAATCTTGAGTTGACTGAGCGTGACATAAAGACCATAGCTTTTTATCTGGAAAATGCAAATCGCTTCCAGGAAATACTGGACTTAGCCAAACGAGCCAATGAATTTCATAAAGGCGAAGGGCGCCCGATAGGCTTAGTAATATGAAATGTCCGTACTGTGAGTCTGAGGACATTGGCGTCATAGATGTATTGGGCCAAGTCTATACCTACGGCTGTAAGCAATGTGGTATGACAGGTCCACAAGCCAATACCAAAGAAGAGGCCAAACAACTGTGGGACGCTCTGTGTCTCAAAATGTGTCACCATTGTATAAGGAGGTTTAAACGTGCACAGCGCATTTAGTCCATCTCAGCTTCATCGAATCATTGCTTGTCCGAGTTCTGTGCAGCTTTATAGGCAGTGTAAGCCGGTTGAAGGAACTTCGTCTGTGTATGCTGAGGAAGGTACGCTTCTGCATTCCTACATGGAAAAGGCTCTTAGTACGGGCGAACTGCCTCAGATTCCAGACGCCGAGCATCGTGCAGTCTGTAAAGAGGCACTCGACTATGTGAACAAGTACATAACTCCAGATACCATTCCTTTTGCTGAAGTACGTGCACAGATTCGATCAGTCCCAGAAGTCTATGGTACGAGCGACGTCGTGTTGGTCGATAATACCAAACGCACAATACGCATCATGGACTATAAGTTCGGTGCCAACATTGCTGTACATGCTGAGAACAATCCGCAGTTCATGGCATATGCACTTGGGGCTATTGACACACTCAAGCTCAATACTACGTTTAACATCTATATCCACGTGATACAGCCACGTAAGAACATTTATGAGGAAGTCGAGATTACGTACGACAAGCTCATAAGATGGCAGAACGAGGTCCTTGTACCTACTATTGCAAAGGCTAATTCTGACAAGCCGTATTACAATCCATCTGAAGAGGCTTGTCGGTGGTGCCAGGTTAAAGCTCTGTGCCCCGCTTACAAAGAAGCAGCAGACAAAGCTGCTGAGAACGTCTTTGCAGCCTACGCTCTAGTCAGTGAACACAAGGCGATAAGTCAAGACGAGCTTGTGGCCTTTTATGAGTCTGTGCCAATTCTGAAAGAACGTATCAAAGCCGTGGAAGACTACATTCTTAGCACGCTCATGGCAGGGCGTTCTATTCCTGGTTACAAGGTGGTTCGTACTCGTGGGCGTCGTAAGTTCAAGGATGAAGCTCTTGCGGCTAAGTACCTCTTCCTGCATTATAATGCAGATCCTGAAGATGTGTACGATACCACAATGAAGTCTCCGTCTAAGCTTGAGAAGCTGTATAAAGGCCTTTCTAAGGACGAGGACTTCAAGAAATTCATCGAGGTTCCTCTTGGCAATCCTACTGTTGTCAAGGAATCTGATCCCAGAGAATCACTGGATCCTTTCTCCAGTGTTAAGGAGGAGCTCCCGTAAAAAATTTTTAAAAATTGGCAAAAAAGTTGTTTACATTTGGTGCGAAATTTGTTACTTTATATTTAACGAAAACAATGTAACCCTGGTTACCATTAGGAGGTACCCCATGTCTATCGATCTGTCCACCATGAAGAACAACCGTGAAAAGGCTATCGCTCTGATCAACGCTGGTGGCGCTACCAAGGAAAGCCTGATGGCTGACCTCAATATCAATGACAAGAGCCTCGCTTCTGTGTTCGCTCAGCTGCGCCTCATGGGCAATTTCCCCGCCAAGGGCGAAGATGGCGCATACCACTTCATCACTGAAGAGGAATTTGAAGCTGCTAAGGCTGCTCGTGTTTCCAAGGCTCCTACCAAGACCCGCACCTATGAAGAACAGCTTGCTCTTGCTCAGAAGCGTGAAACCAAGGCTGCCACTGCCAGCACCAATGCCAAGTCTCGTTACGAAGCCAACCCCACTCGCGAAAACGAGCTGCGCATGATTATTGCTGACGCCGAGCTCGAACTTGCCTCCATTCTCCTGGGTAAGCTTGAAGAAAGTCATGGCACGGAAGTCGACCCCACTGCTGACGTTGACGTTCTGTAAACCTTAACCCACGCCCATTGCTCCGCCCTCTCTTCTAACCCGGAGGGCGGAGCCAAAACGACGAGATTGTTATAAGGATACATAGCGCCATGAAAGACATGAAGTTTGATAACAATAAGCCGAGAATGGATCTGATCGAGCCCGAGTTCCTCGAAGGTATAGCTAAGGTCCTCACGCTTGGTGCATCTAAGTACGCGCCAGACTCATGGAAAACTCAAGTCTCTGAACCTGAGCGCCGGTATTATGCCGCCGCGCTGCGCCATCTCATGGCATGGAAAAAGGGTGAGAAGACAGATCCTGAATCTGGCCTTTCTCATCTCTACCACGCTGCATGCAACCTCATGTTCCTGGAGTACTTTGAGCGCAAAGCTTCGAAATCCTCTCTGAAAAGTATTCCTTTTATCGACGACCCAGAACTCAATAAAGGATAACCTCATGATTAAGGTACAGCCCTCCATTAAAGTTCTCTGGGCCACGGTTAATCCGGCCTATATCGTCGCTCTTGCTGCCTCACAGACGATGAAGCAGTTCCCTGAAGCCAAGGAAAACACTGGTAAAGGCCTTCCGTATGAGCCTCTTATCTCATTTCTGTATAAAGCTGAGCATCGTTCTCCTCTTGAGCACGTTGTTATGTGCATGCAGATTACGGGCGTGTCGCGCGCTTTCATGGCACAGATAACCCGTCATCGCCTTGCGAGTTACACGTGCAGCTCGCAGCACTATCAGAACTACAGCAAGTATCCGGCTATTTCTAGCTTTCATACTGAGCGCATGGAAATGGCTATGGATGACGCTGTAGCAGCCTATGACGAAGCCATCAGGACAAATGTGCCTAAGGATGTTGCGCGTATGTGCCTCCCCGAAGGCATGTCAGTCAACATGATTATGACTGCCAATGCGCGCGAGTGGGCAGAGATTCTGCATCAGCGTCTGTGCTACAGAAATACCACTGAAACCCTTAAACTCGCCAAGATGATGCAAGCCGAACTGCTCGAATGGTTCCCGCAGCTGTTTAATCATGTGGGCCCGCAGTGCTTCGAAGGCGAGTGCATGCAGGGCAAAATGAGGTGCTCGAAATGAGGCCTAGCTTCAACGACTATTTCATGGCATTGGCACGTGTCGTTGCCACGCGTAGCACTTGCCTTGATAAACAAGTTGGCTGTGTGCTTGTCGATCAGGATATGCATGTCATATCTTGTGGTTACAATGGCGCACCAGCTAAAGCTGCACACTGTACCGATCTTGGTACCTGTGCTAAGGATATGGGCGAACCTTGTCGTGCTCAGCACGCCGAGATTAATGCTCTTATGCATATGACTGGTCGTCCGGTTCTGTGTTATTGCACTTTGGAACCGTGCGAAGGTTGTGCCAAGATGCTTCGTAACTCTGGTGTAGAAGCCGTGTTTTACATGAATCCTACTACCAAGAGTGGACGTGAAGCCTTTGGCAAGCACTGGGAGCAGATTATTGTTCCAATTGACGCTTTTGAAGGTATTCGTCGTTACCATGGCAAACTCGGATACCCCAAGCTTGGTCGCCACGCATCCGAAATTACTGAAGAACAGAAACGGGTACACAATGAGCTCACGCTTGGTGCCATTAAGGAAATGACGGAAGTCCTCGATGCAGTAGATTGGAAACCTTGGAAACGTTACGACGGTCATCCCAAGGTCAACTATGAAAACCTCCTGGAAGAAGTTGGCGACGTGGTCTTCTTCCTTGACAGTATCCTGATGAACTTCGGGTTTACTTGGAGCGATTTGTCTAAGGCTATCAATAAAAAACTCGTCGAAACCAATAACCGCCTGACCAATGGCTATCATGATTAACAGGAGAAAACGATGATTACGCCTCTTTGCCGCTTTACCTATGCTTATGTGTTCGAACCCCATGCCAATCTCTCTGGTGCCATGAAGTATTCTGCTGGCCTCATGTTCCCCAAGTCGGATACCAAAGGTATTGAAGTCATCAAGCATGCCATCGACGAGGCCATCAACGCAGCTATCGCTAAGGGCACCTTCAACAAGGCTGCCTCTCAGTCGCGTGCCTTCAAGTACCCGCTCCGTGATGGCGATCAGTATTATGCAGAAGCTCCTGACGACTCTTCGCGTGCTGCTCGCGAATGCTTCCGTGGATACATGTTCCTCTCTGCCTCCAACAACAATCCCATTGGCGTGGTTGATAAGTATGCTAAGCCCATCGTTGACCAGGACGAATTCTATTCTGGTTGTTGGGGTCATGCTGATATTCGCTTCTATGGCTTCTCCAAGAGCGGTTCCGTTGGCGTCGGCGTTGGTCTGAACAACGTCATGAAGAAGCGCGACGATGACCGTCTCGACGGCCGTCAGAGCGCCGAGAGTGCCTTCGCCAACATGGCTGAAAAGCCCGGTGAAGACCTCGAATAATTAACAAAAAGGGCCCCAGGATAACTGGGGCTCTTTTTATACTTACGCTCCGTCGTAATTTTACGATTATGAGAAGATTTCATTGGTGTATTTTTAAACTGACCCTGAATGACGATACTATTACTCTTATAAACCGAAGTGGCGAATATGGTGGGGAAGTTCCTGCAACTGACGAATTCATTGACCTTTTCCGTAGAAAAGACGGAACTCTTCGTGACCATATCTATATGCGCGGTTTGTATGACAATTTAACGGGGAGAGTCACTCAAATGTCTCTCGCAGGGAAGCAATCATGGTAGTTATCGACTTTGAAACGCGTTCTCCCGTTGATATTACAGTCGAAGGTGGCATGCGCTACACGCATCATCCTGAAACTGACGTACTCATGATGGCGTATAAGATTGACGATTGGCCTATTAAACAATGGTTCCCAGGTCAACCTATTCCTGATTTTACTGGGCATACCATATACGCCTTCAACTTTGAATTTGAACTTGCCATTTGGAATAACGTTTGCACTCGTTATGGTTTCAAACCTATTACGGCCGAGCAGATGATGGACGTGCAGGCGATATGTGGTCGTTACGGACTTCCTCAGAACCTTGAACAAGCGGCCAAAGTATTACGTGTTCCTACGCAAAAAGATACCTTCGGTAAGCAGCTTATAAAACTGTTTTGCATGCCTCCTTATGGTAGAGACTCAAAAGGTCATTTACTTGCTTCTGTTCAAGAGCAGTGGCGTATGTTTTGCCTCTATAACAGACATGACGTTGAGGCTACGTACCAAGTACTTAAGGCTCTGCCTAGCGACACACTGAGTGAAAGTGAGAGGCAAATATGGCTCTTGAACCATGAGATAAATGTGCGTGGTATCCCGGTAGCCGTGAATGAAGCAATGCAAATAAAGCGCGTGACTCTTGCATTCCTTGATGAACACAACCAACGTCTCCCTTATCTCACCAACGGCATGGTTGATAAGGTGACACAAGTAAAGCGCATCAAGGACTTTATGGTGCGCTGTGGATATTCTGCTGATTCTCTTGTAGCTGACGAGCTCGCCAAGTGGCTACAGCGTGACGATCTGCCAGATAATCTTACTGAGGTCCTCGAGATTCGAGCAGGCATGGGCCTTTCCTCTTTGGGAAAGTATAAGCGAATTGAGAACGAGGAATACCATGGCAGAATGTACCACAATTCTAGGTATTATGGTGCGCATACTGGTCGCATTACTGGTATGGGACTTCAGCTGCTTAATCTTCCTCGGGCGAAAGTTTCTGACCCAGAAGCAGAGATTGATAAGTTCTTTGATTTGTCTATTGTTTATGCTAATCCTGTTTTGTCTGCACGTGCACTGGTACGTCCTATGATTAAAGCTGGTGAAGGCAAAGTCATTATGGCTGGTGACTATTCTTCCATTGAATATGTTCTGCTTATGTGGCTTGCTGAAGACCAAAAGGCCATGGATCGTTTCGCGGGTAAGTTCGACCCCTATAAAGACTTGGCCGTTCACATGTACAATGTGGATTATGATTCTGTCACTAAGGATCAGCGCCAAATGGGTAAGATGGGCGTCCTCGGATGCGGTTATGGCCTTGGAGCCCAGGGCTTCATCAACTATGCTGATAAGTGGGGCGTGCGTCTGCCATTCGCTCAAGCGCAGTCTGTTGTTAAAGGTTTTCGTGGCCTCTATCCGAATGTACCTAAGTTGTGGTATGCGTTGAACGACTGTGCCATTAATGCATGTGAATTCCCTGGTAGACCGTTTAGTACAAATCGCACGACATTTAAGGTTGTAAAAGACAGGAACAATAATAAGTGGCTGCAGATGATGTTGCCCTCGGGTCGCGCCATGTATTACTGGGATCCCAAAGTCGAAGACGGCAAGTTCGGTCCCAATGTAACTTCTTGGGGTATCGATCAGAAAACCAAGACATGGTCTAAGAAGTATATGACGCCTGGCAAGTGGACTGAAAATGTCATCCAGGCAATCGGTCGCGATTTGCTCTACCATGGTAAAATGAAAATCCGTGAAGCTGGGTATCCTATCATCTTCAGCGTGTACGACGAAGTTGTGGTTGAGTGCGATGAAAATAAGGCTAACCTCGATGAGTTCCTTGGCCTTATGTGTTCACTCCCTGATTGGGCTAAGGGTGCACCTGTGCGTGCCGATGGTTATATCAACAACCGTTACAAGAAGGACTAGTATATGTTCATAATAATGTTTGCTGCGACAATCGCTGTGATTTGTGTAGTCATGATGATTGGTGTATGGGAAACGGGTATATTAGGGTTTGTAGTAGTACTGCTTTATACTCTGAGCATACTCATCATGTATGACGAAATAATTACGAGGGCTCTTGTATGAAAAGCTTTATTGAAGCATACATGGAAATGAAAATAGACAAGAAACACGAGAAGTTCGACGCGATATCTAACTTCTCGAAGTTTCAGATGGCCAAAGACAAAGGTCAAATCGGTGAATCTTGGGAAGAGATTGTCGAGTTCCTGAAGTACGAAGTAGAGACCCGTAATCGTCCACTTATCGTGAAACGGCTGTTTGACCTTGCTATGGGACGATACAAAAGGGCAGCAGCTGAAGAGTTCTTTAACATGACTGGTACACGCGTATGATTCTTGAAAAGATGATAGAAGCATATTTGCGTAACCAAGTTAAGAAACGCGGAGGTATAGCATTTAAGTTCGTGTCGCCGGGATACAATGGCGTACCTGATAGACTTATTGTTATGCCAGGTGGAAGTATGTATTTTGTGGAAGTTAAGAACGAGCGTGGGCGCCTTAGTCCGCTGCAAGTTCAATGTCACAAGATGCTTAAGGCCCTTGGTGTTCATGTGTATGTAATCTGGTCAAAAGAAGACGTAGACGCGTTTATGGAGATTATCAATGTCTAGTACCAAGAAGATGCTCACTCTGCAGGAAATAGCTAATACTCCTGGTAGAAATGACAAACTCGCACTGCTTATGGCGCATCCTGAGCTCAAGGGTATTCTCAAGGCAGCTTATGACCCGTTCATGATGTATTACATCAAGCCTACCATTAACTGGGTGCAGAACGTTGGCGTCAATGAGTTTGACAATGACACGAACAAACTCCTTAACCACCTTATGTCGCGGCGCCTTTCAGGTAATACTGCCAAGCAGGCGGTGATAGCAGAACTCAGTCGCCTTGAGCCTCTGTCTCAGACTCTGCTGCTGAACATTCTCAACAAGGACCTCCGTATAGGGCTTGCGGCGAAGTCGATCAACAAAGTTTTCCCTGGTCTTATCAGTTCATTCCCTGTGCAACTTGCCAAGCTGTATGAAGGCAAGATGCAGTGGCCTTGCCTTGGCTCGTATAAGATTGACGGCTTGAGGTGCATATATCAAAATGGTAAACTCTATTCTCGTAAGGGCCATGTCCTCGTCGGTCTGGAGCATATCGCAGAGAAGTTTGCATCATTTGACCTTGCTAGAGTGGATGGCGAGATTATTGTTCCTGGTAAGAAGTTCGATGATTTGAGCGGCGAGATACGAGCATTCAGAAAGACTGACGACGCACAGTACATGGTGTTTGACGTGCACTCGCGCGAACCACTACCCCTGTACAAGCGGCAGGTTCTTGCAGACAATCTGTGTAATACCATTAACGACCACAGTATACAATACGTCCAGCACAGAACGTTGCGTTGCGAAGAAGAAGCCATGGACATGTACGACGAGGCTATTGACCTCGGGTTCGAGGGCCTCGTTATCAAAAAAGAAGATGGTATGGCTTTCGATGGCCGCAACAGTGACTGGCAGAAGATTAAGCCAGTTGATACTGTCGACGTGGAAGTTACAGGTATCGAACTCGGTTCGGGTAAATACGAGAATATGGTCGGCTCACTTATCTGTGACTTCAATGGTAAAGAGATTCACGTAGGTGGAGGCCTCAGTGATTTTCAGCGCGTGGATTGGGTACTTGATCCTAATGCCATTGTGGGCAAGACCATCGAGGTCAGCTACATGGAGCTTTCTAAGAATGGCGCTCTTCGCCATCCGCGTCTCAAGTGTGTGAGAGGTGACAAATGAGAGTTAAGTATGACTACTTCGAGAAGAACTTCAAGCGCGAAGATATCGACCTCATATTCAAGTTACAGGAGCTCATACTTAAGCACAAGTTCGGCAACGTGTACACTGCAGCTCGCCGCTTTCGCGCGAGAATCACGTCTCGTGGCTCTGAGCTTGGGCCCCAGTTTTATGAGAATGCAGAAGCCACGGTTCTCGAGATTGTAAAGGACTTTGAGACACGTTTTCCAGGCGAACAAATGGAAAAGTTTAGAATGCTCAGAGTGGACCGTGAACCATTTAACACGAGGAACATCAGATGGATAAGGAAATGAAGCCGCTATTTGGTTACCAGAAAATGGCAATCGATTGGCTTAGGTCACGTGAAGGCGGTTACCTTGCCATTGATATGGGCCTAGGCAAGACGCGTATTGTTCTTGAGTACATAAAGAAGGTACGCCCTACTGCGACTCTAGTTGTGGCCCCTAAGATTGTGGCGCTAAATACTTGGCCTGAACAGATTCGTGAGTGGGCACCAGAACTTACGTACACAGTTCTCCATGGTAGAGACAAGAATGAGAATATCAAGCTCAAGCGTGATATCTACATCATAAACTATGATGGCTTGAAGTGGTTACAACATGTTGTACCTGGTCATCGATGGCTCGGTGGTGTGCTTGTTCTTGATGAGTCTACTATGATTAAGTCGCCACAATCAGGCCGTTTCAAAGTACTTAGGGCTCTGCGTTCGCTCTTTAACAGATGTATCTGCATGTCTGGCACGCCGGCACCTAATGGATATCAGGATCTTTGGTCACAGTACTTTCTTATCGACTTCGGTAAGACTCTTGGTGCCAAATATACAACGTTCTTCAATAGGTACTTCAGAGAGACTGAATCAAGGCGCATTGTGCCATATAGTACTGAGCGACTCAAAGAGATACCCATAGCTTGCGCTAAAACTACTTTTCGTCTAAGTGCTGATGACTATCTGAACTTACCTGATTGGGTAGACAATGATATCTATGTCACTCTTCCGCCTAGTGCGCGTGACATGTATAAGAAGTTCGAGGAGGATTTCTTCTTACAACTTAATGAGGAAACCATTACTGCGGTAAATATGGCAGTACTTTCCTCTAAACTTCGGCAGTTTTGCCAGGGAGCTCTTTATGTTGATGGAACCGGAGGTACGAACCAGGTATCAGGACGTTATTACGAAGTCGTTAACCAGGTTAAATTGGACGCCTTCGAAAGCGTTCTTAGACAGCTTAACGGACAACCAACTCTTCTACCTATACAGTTCGCTTTCGAGCTTGCAGAACTTAAGAAGAGATTTGGCCGAGTGCCAGCACTCGTGGGGGGAGTTCCTGAAAGAGAACAACAGCGATACATCGACGCCTGGAATCGTGGAGAATTACCATTCCTTGTATGCCATCCGGCATCAATCTCTCATGGAGTTAACCTCCAAGCTGGAGGCCATTATATAACGTGGCTAGCTCTCACATGGAACTACGAGCACTACTCGCAGCTCAACGGACGAATCAGAAGAACAGGCCAGAAGCACACCTGCATCAGAAACCGAATCATAATCAAGGGCACAGTAGAAGAAAAAATAGCTGCAGCCCTTAATTATAAGGGCTGCAACCAACAATACTTACTTGATACCATTAAGAGCCTATCTGCTTAGCCCACTCTTGACAGAGTCTGAGTTGTTCTCGGAGGACATCAGCGTCTCTTGTGAGACCGAGAAGAAATTCAGTAGCCTCGTCTGAAAGGACTGTTCCGGCACCGGTTTTAGAATCGCTGCCGGAACTTTTATTTTCTGCACTGTAGGTACGTCCCGGGTCGCGCAGCCCACCAAGCTCACGCACAAGCTTAGTATTATCAGAAGACAGCCGCTCAATTTCAACGATTCGTGTATAACTTTCATCAAGTAAATCATCTATAACTCCATGGAGTTCGTTCTCGCGTTTCTCGGCCTCTGCATTTAATTCTTTAACAAAGGCTTCGTGTTTGTCTACGTAGTATTCTCGCGTAAAAATGCAGCTTAATGCAGCACCAAGAATAAATAGAATAATCCTACTTACCATTAGATAGGAACTCCTTTATGCGACGCTCCACCCCGGTATTTATAGCTGATAAGTACTCGGTAAGCTTTCTATTGATTAGAAAGCCCATATTAGCGCAATACTGGTTAATACATACAAGTTCACATGTTATTAGATATAGTATAAATAAGTCGTATAGTGTAGAACCTGTTATACCAAAGATGGAAATACCACCAGTTACTTTATCAATAGCGTGCGTACCAATACCGACTATAACAAGTGCCAAATATAGACTTGTTATTTTATTAACGCCTCTAGCAAGTATTTCAGGTTTAAATTGCCTTTTGCGTAATGCGTCTATAACTCCTAAAACGAGGTCAGCGAATGTTAAATACTGAATAGCACTTAACATCCACTGACCTCCACCCAGTGCATCAGTGAGCATCAAAGATATCGATGAAACTGATATCTTAGCTGGCCATGAATCAGCTAGCGATATAAGCTCGTCAATGTACTGTTTCATAACTTACCATGTGCGAGGACGGCCCATATCAAGATGGACAAAGCCATTATCAGGATACGGTCGGGCTACATGGAAACCTACTTCAAGTGCCATTTTTGCGAAGGCCCGCTGTTCTTCGCGAGGGCATACACAGTCAAATGCCACAGCAAGATGCTGAGACTGGGAAGCGCCTCCCACTTCTGCATTATGCTCAACGCACCTATGGCCAGAGTTTATGATAATGGGCTTATTCCAAGAGTCTCTGAGTTTCTGGAGATTATCCATAGCCAGTTTGAAATAAATTGGCATATCGTCACCAGCCCACAATTCTCCACAGCAGCGGCATGCTATTTCATTAGGAGAAAAGTTTTTCCAGGGCCAATCGCCTGTATACTCTTTGGCAGTCATCACTTCTTCTCATGCTTGTAAATTTTATATGCCATAAAACCAATTACGCCTACAAGAAAGCAGAAAGATACACCAGCAATAAGAAATTCAGAAAAACTCATGAGGCCTCCAGGGCCGGAGTTTCCTCCACCCTATGTTAGATGTTACGCAGTTCGGGAGGAAACTGTCTGCCCACCCTCTCTGACAGATAAGACTGATAACAGTGCTCTGATTCCCAGAAGAACAGGCTGTCGATAAGTCTGCGCGGCCATTTACGCACGCCGTCCTTTTCCCATCTAAACGCCCTGCTGCTCATTGTCTCGTCGGGCCAGCCCCCACAGAGCGCGTTCACGAACTGGTCGAGTGCAATTAGAATCTTCTTTGTGTAGGTCATTCCATTGGTCCTTGATACGGCACAGTCCAGAGCTCTGTCTGCTTTTCTCCCGCCAGCCTGAGTGCCTTAGCGAGCTGCTTAATGTGTACCTGAGCGACGGTGTTGTCGGCCAGAATCCACGTCGTAGTAGCCAACATATCTTCGCCCGTTGCAACGGCAGCCGTGATGGTGCGGCTCATGCGTTCCTGCGAGATTTCGTCGCCGTCAAAGGTCATGCCGTCCACGGTCACGGTGATCTTGCTCACGGCGTCGGCGCGTTCCGCTTTCGCCTGCGCCAGCTCTTCGGTGGCAAGTTCTTCAGCAGTCTTGGCGGGTGCTTCGAGCAGTGCACCTTCAGGCAGCGGCCCCAGTTCGGTCATGTAGCGGGCGGGGGTGTTCCATGAGTCGCCTGAGAGCCAGTATGGCGTTCCAGAACCTTTCATGCCAAGCCTTTTTCGGTGGTCTTCGACTACATCCCACGCCGTGCCGTTCCAGACGGCGGCCTGTTTGTCTTCGAGCACAGGAGGTTCAACCGTGGTAGCGTTCAGCACGTCCGTGATGGGCCGGCCGTTGGGACGCTTCTGGACAGGCTTACTTCCTGTGAGTTCCTTTGTGGTGGGGTCGTATTTATATATCAGCATAATGGCTCCTTATGCGACTTCGGCGGGCTTGCCCAGGTACATGGCCATGACGTACTTGACGGTAGGAGGCTGGACTGTGTTTACGGCGTCAGAGTAGATTGCGTTATAATTGGATGCATTAAAGGCGTATGAATGAGCCCCCATCTGAGTGCCAGAAGGAGAACCAATATTGTCGTTTCTATAGGTATGTGTAAAGACTCCGGAAGCCTCAGTACTGTTCCAGGCTATGACGGTGTTTATGTACCCATAGAGATTCGGGAGCCCTGGCGCGACATACGCACCAGCCGTTTCTGTTGCGCTAGACTGTACGAAAAGCCCAGTCAGGTCTGGCAGGTAAAGCCCAGTGTCCCCGTTCTTCACGAACTTGCCGACCTGCGAAGAGTCCGCTGTATCAAGCACCATGCCCGTGAACTTCCCTGCATCATACGCTTCCTTGAACTCTGGCCAGTCCTCAAACAAGACAAGCGATCCGTCGCAAATCATGAAGGCATCTGGTACTTCCTGCGCAACGAACGTCATAGGAACGCCGATAAGCGACTTGCGGAACACTTCAAGGTAGTCCACCTGCTGCTGAATTATTGCTTTTGCCATGGTATCCTCACAGGTCATAATAGGGAGAGAGCTTGACTTTCTCCGCAGTCGTTTCAGGCATTGTGAACTCGGGTACGATGGCCTCGACTTCTTCCGCCGTGGTCGCGGCTTCGAGCAAGTCTTCGTATCGCTGTCTCTGTCCGGTAAGGTATCCTGTGGCCAGCGCGAAAGCGTCGGCTTTGTAGATGATGCGGCGGATAAGCTCCTCCTTGTCGATCTGCCTTCCTGCGGCCAGCATATCCACAAGCGGAGTCTCGGCCGAATTGTCCGCCTGCCATGCGCGGGCTTCGGCCTCCTGCTTGTCAAAAGTCAATAACTCCGATTTCGGATAGGCGGACACAAGCGCGGACGTTGCCGCGTTATATGCGGCATTGATTTCTGAGAGCTTGGCGGATTTCAGCTCTTCAAAAGTCGGAACGTATTCCACGACTTTACCGTCTATAAGGCTAACTCGTTTCATAAGCAGGGAATCAGGGCCCTCAACAACATGACAGCCTTCTTCTACTTCATTGACTTTTGCGGCAGATGAGAAAGAGAACTCGTCTTTTTTATTGAAAACGAAAAAAGCCATATGTCACCTCTTTATAAAAATCATATAAATAACAGCACCATCGCCATTTCTTTGGTTAGTATACCCTTTTACTCTCCAGCCGTTTCCCTCTTGAGGATAGTCGACGATAATTTTGTCGTCATCGTCAACTCGCTGCTGGAACATACAAGCATGCATAAAACAATTTACATTTGCTGTGTAACCACTGGGAGCGCCTATCCATGCTCCTGTGCTATTGCTAGGGCTTATGATTCCTATAGTGTGAAGAACATTTCCCACAGAAAAATTTACATTACCGTTTACATCTGCTAAAGCCCCATTTACCGAGCGAACAATTCTCTTACCATCCCACCATAAGTCTCCGTTTGTGTGGCCATCTAATGACTTGTAAATTGTTCCGTCTGCATTACGCGATACGATGACAAAACCACCTGGATTACTTGTGTCTGACCCCTTATGGAGACGAAGAAATGCCCCCGCGTCTCCCTGTTCCCATGTATCTATTAAAATGCTTTTTCCAGAATTTTCATCATTTACGGCAAGGATTCGTCCGATATAATCGTCTCCAACGTATAGGTTTATACCACCCGTTACGTTTCCGCCAGTAAGAGGAAGATAGTTAGTAAGATCACTCTGTACCGTCCCAACAGCTGACATCACATCTGCAACATCGACATTACCTACATTGGTTGCTCTACCATAAGCAACTACGCATACGATCCATTCATTGGATTCTGGTTGGACGGTAGTAGATTTACCATATATAGGAGAAGCTTTAGATAGACTAAAATCGTATCCGTAAAGAGGAACATTAGGGTCTGTGCCTCCTCCTGGTTTAAATTTTGCGGGCCCTAAAGAACCAGCTGGACGATGAGCTCCTGAAAAAACACCCTGAGCAGTATAACTATGATTGTCAGGTATTGTTGCTGAAAAGAAACCTGTAGTATTAGGCAATCCAGCTTCATGATACGTTCCAGCGCTAGCTGAACTGAGCGCTATCTGCTGATATGGAGCAAATTTAGGCACACGAAACGTCGTAGAACCGTCGCCATCAGAATAATAAGGGCAGTAACCATTATTAGCAGAAGCTATACTCTGCCATTCGGATTCAGTCTTTACCCAATCAGACTTAGAAGAAATATAAGACCAAAGATCTGCATAAAGAGTACGGCTATATGTAGCACCATTTACAACAATAGACCCGTCTGGCGGAGTTGAAAAAGGCCAAGTGAAGAAGTGACCGAGAGGAAGACCAGCTGCCACTGCCCATGTTCCATCACCCCTCAAGAAAAAGTCTTTTTGCCCAGCTTGAGGGGCTGGAACAATACCAGACTTCCCCGCATCAGACTCCGTAGCTCCCACCATGACGGGAACATACACCTGTCCACTTGCATTGATGAGTACGGTTTGCCCGTCCACATTGAGTTTGAGGTGTCCTTCTGCATCGTTGACGAGACCACCGTTTGTTGCGGTGATCACATTGACGCGGTTCGCAAGCAGAGTGAACGTCAGCACGTCATTGACTGCCAAGTCCTGCAAGAACTTTATCGTCGTAGACGCAACGCCGTCCGTACCGACTTCATCATACTGGAAGCCCTTGTAGAACCACACACCGTTACCAGAAACGAGAAGCTGGGAGCGGCCGACGAGGTATGCCAGAGATTCAGGCAGTGTATATGTTTCGCCACTAGTGATAGCCGACGTCAGCTTAACTGACACACTCTTATTGTACGACGCAGCAGAGATTAAGATAGTAGTTGCAATGTCTTCCAGTCTCTTCGCCTGCGTGTCGCCCTCAGACTGCACAACGGAAACAGACGCCTGTTCTTGTGTAATAACAGCATTTTTACTAATAGACTCTTGATTCTGTATTACCTGTACGGCGCTATCAAGAGTATTCTGCGCTTGACTGGCGCATTCACAGGCAGTATCACGGCAATCTTCTGCAGCGCTCTGAGCCGCTTCAGCGGCACTCTTAGCAGCTTCAGCGGCACTCTGAGCAGCTTCAGAATCATCTCGAATCTGAAAGAGTTCATCCATAAGCTCTTCAGGGGACTGCTGACTTGCACCAGATACCTTAAGAGCTCGGTTTATCTGTTCCTGCTGTTGCTGATCTATCATGGTAAGCTTTGCAAGAGCATTTTCATGTGATTCAGCCGGAAAGTTATCAAGCTCTTTATACGCGTAAAGCTGCGTAATAGGAACATTACGGCGTATAATGATAAGTACACCAGCTTGCGGTGCAACTTTAAAAGTACAAGTACCACCAGATTCAAGTCCAGCTCCAGAAATGGCATAGTCGGAGCTAGGTACCTCACTTTCAGTTATACCATTATCAGTAGACTGTATTACCTGGATATGCTTGTTTTCGAGAAACGGAAAGGTGATAGGAAACTCTGTAGTGGTTCCGGTACCAGTATACGAGTTTTTATAAACGCTGTTATCTACCAGCATCCTTCATCTCCTTTTTAATCTGTCGTACAACTTTACGACCTTCAGAGGCAATCTGTACCATCTGAATATAAACGTTTTCTAGCTGCAACCGCTTAGACTCCGGGTCATCGTTAGTAATGTTGATCATCTGCGCCGCTTTTGCCATTTGGCTCATGGCTTTACTTATACCTGTGAAGTTGGCGAAAGCTGTGCTAGTCGCCAAAGTCTGAGCTATAGCCTGGGCATGAGGATCCGCTGATTTCATTCCCTGCATTATAGCATTGTAACGATTCTGTAGTTCAGTACGTTCCTCGTTAAACTTGTTAATATCATTGGCATTAATGGAGGGGTACTTTACCATGAAGGTCTTGAAGAACGGGAAGTCTTCAATTCTCTGTGCAGGTTTAACTGGCACGTCATAGGCACCAGTAGCTTCGAGTATTCTGTCGAGTGTAGCCACGAGAGACTGACCAATTGTACCACCCCAGCCGCGTACCAAGTGATCAATCCCCATCGGAGAGAGGAACCTGGTAGTAGCATTAGAGCTTATAGTAGGATCAATCTTAAACAGCTGCTCAGATATCCATTTGGCCGTTGTAGACGTACCAGGCTTATACTGCAACGCAGGTACTGTACCTTCAAGATACGCCGGGATAATATTGTTACCAGTAAAGAACGAGTAGTTCGTCATGATTTCCGTAGGAGCCAACAGAGGCGTAGGAATCACGTTCGGTAGCATGGTGTCATATACACCACTAAGGAAGCCATTCTCTTCAAGCTGCTCCATAAATGACAATTCGTTACCTGAACCAAGCTTATACATATAGTCTGCAAAAGATTCTGCAGGTGCCGCAAACCCCATGGCAAGTTCATAAGGCTTAGGAATACGGATAACAGAATCAATAGCCGGAATAGGTACAAGCCAATATGCCTGCTTCATCCAGTCAGGTGCGTTCTTCAGTGTCATTGCTATATCATAGTTCGGGTCATCAGGACTCTGATTCGACTGTATATAGTCGTTATTCACCATGGCAAGCAAGAAGGACGGAAGCACGACGCCCTTAAAGGCCTTATCAAAGAATTCTACAGGATTAGCATGCGCAGTCTCAATGATACGTGACATACCCTGTACACGCGCATTCAAGAACGCAATAAGGCTATTGAGGCCTTTAACTGTAGCACCAGCGCGGGCAAAATCTACCGTTGCCATACGAGATAGATAAGCAGATTCTTTACCAGAATAACCGGCCTTCTTGGCGTCCATGTACACGCCTACACGCGTCATGACATCAGTATATTCAGTGAAAGCCTCGAGGCCACGATATGAGCGCTTGATAACCTGAAGCGGACTAAGTAGACCAATAAGATCTTTATAATACTTACCAGGGTCCTTCAGCATATTCTGCACGGGGACCTGCTGAATGTCCTTAATGGTGCGCTGCGTAAAGTCTCTACCAAGGGAAACCTGCGTAGCATTAGAGCCGCCGTCTTTAAGCCATTCAGTATAAGCAGAATCCTTACCTGTGGTTTTAGTTTTGAGAACTTCAGAGAGGCCCTTGAATGCACTTACGAAGGGGCAGAAGTTCACATCTCCTGGGGACTGCAACCAAGCAGTTAGCTGGTCGCGAAAGAAGTTCACTGAGCCAAAAGTAGGCGTCATTGTCGTACCGACGCGGAATATACCTGTAACTTGTGCCAGTGAACGTACAGCGGCATTGTACATCTGGAAAGTACCAGAGTCCATGGTAAGAGTAGAAGCACGAATCTCTTTCGGAACCGCAACAGATATCTTCTTACCATTTTGCATATACGACAGCGTTACCATGTTGGGTGACTTAGCACTAGAAGTACCAAGCTTAACACCAAAGGTCTGCGCAGCCGTCTTCTTAGCCTGATTCTGCGCTGCAAGGCGTGTAGCCAAAAAGGTCGCCTTTATCTGGGACTCAATGGGATCGATATAGAGCTTGCTGCCCTTACCTGCTCCGAATATCTTACCAGGATTTTTAGGATCTGGTTTGAAACTGGGATCATCGGCGCCAAAGATACCTTCTGCGGTACGAACAGCTTCGGCCTGGAGTTCAGGTTCAAAAGCTTCAATGAGCCGCTCCAGTGGCACACTTTCCTTAAAATCACGGCGCAGCTTATCAAGACGCGCTTTAGTAATCAGACCAGCTTCATACTGGTACTGCAGAATTTGGTCATTGAACTGCTTGAACTCTTTTGCAATAGGCTCGTATTTAGCTGCATTGGGGCCTTTGAGAATCGAAAGTGTGTCATTAGGGTCAAGAGCTGTCGAGATACCACGGTCGTTGAGCTCCTTGAAACTCTTAGCAGTGAGATAGACAGAAAATTCTTTCATGTCATCGACTTGCGAAAGGATCTCTTTAAGACTCTTGCCAACTGTTTCGCCCTTCCAGTTAATGGTACCATAGTCTATCATATAGGCTGCTCTACCAGCATTGCCATTAGAGACTATGGCGTCCACGTACGCCTCTGACTTTTTGCCCCCTTTAGCTCCCTTGTTAAGGGCAGCGAAGGTATCTACACCATGATATATAAGGCTATCAATAGTCTCAGACCAGGTCTTACCGGGGTTCTCACCAATAGACACTTTATCTTCGAACCGTGTACGTGCTTCGTCGTAAGGCGCATCACCAGTAAGCTTTTTAGTAGACGGGCGAAGAGCACGGTTACTGAACATATAGTAACGAGAGCCTTTCATGTCCTGTTTGACAATGCCCATCCACTTAACCCTGGCAGGATTGATAATACGATTGGTCCACGGCGAGTTACCAGCGAGTTCTTTTACCATATCGGGCGACCACTCGTGCGTCCGCATGAACTTAATAAACTCAGGAGTGGGATTTTCAAACATAGCTCTAGCGGTAGGAACAATACGCTCGTCTGCAACTGTTTTAAACTTCTCCCACCAATCTGGATTACTCTTAAAGAAGTCTGGGTCCTTTGCCTCAAGGTCACGGCGACCCTGAGGAGTATCCATGTACTCGCGCACGACCTTAGCAAGCATTGCATCCTTGTTACCACGAATGGTAATGTACGGCGCACCTTTAGGCAGTTGCAGACTTTCAAGATAGACTTCAGGAGTTGCGGCCTTAACGCCCTTAGACGCTTCGCGCTTGCTACCATAGATCCACTGACCTGCAAAAGCTTCAGGAGTCGGAGTAATACCTTCCTGTGCCTTAGCAAGTTCATCTGGTGTATACTTCTTGGTAGGATCAAGACCACGAGACTTTACAGTCTCTTCGGACAGGACACCAAAGGCGTCATAGTACTTTGACTCTTCTTCCAGAGTTATACGCTGATTAACGGCCGCTACCCGTTCTTTGACTTGAGGATCAATAATAGTCGCCTGGCCGACTTGTTCAGGAGAACGACCGGTACGACGGTATTCGTCCATGAACTTATTGATATATACATTGGTAGCTTTATTTATGAACTTATCTGCAGCCTTAACAGTTTCATATGTCATTTTGTCGGTAATAGGCTTTGTATACCGACCTGCAGCTTTAAATCCACCAAGTGTAATACCAGCTAGTGCGAAATCCTCAGCTGTAGGAATCTTACCGTCAAGAGCACTCATGGTAGTCGTAAGCGCTGAAACTTCTGTACCAAGAAGCGCAGTTTCTGCGGCAGCAGCCGAAAGGAACGGAGACGAAATTTTAGCTGCAGCATTGGTAATAGCAGGAGCGGCAATGGTACCAGTACCACCCGCTACTGCGCCTACAAGTGCGCCTTTACCACCTGCTATAAAGTTATCCACAGTCTTCTTAGCATACTCAGACCAGTTTGACGCTCTACCATTGGTATAATCGTCCATCAAGGCATTACGAAGATACTCTGTCGTAAAACCTGCACCTGCGCCGGCACCTACAGCTGTACCAATGGGACCGCCTGCAGAACCGGCGAGTCCACCAAACAGACCACCAGCTATCTGAGCAGGAATATCACCGACACCCTGCGCCACAGCTGCGGCAGTCTTGTACCAGAAGTCAGAGTCATCACTAAGACCGAGAGAAGGAGCTTCACCACGAATGGCGAGACCAGCTACTGAGTTCTGCCACCCTGCTGCGAAAGCTTCGCCCAAGGAATCAACTTTCTCTACACTTCTGCTTTCTCCTGCATTAGGAGTTTTTTCAGTTTCTGAGCTGGTATCCTCGAGAGGAGTAAACATTAATGCAGCAATGTACTGGGCATCGTCCAGATCCTGCTTGGTTGTACCAGTAGATAGGCCAAATTTGTCATACATGACCGCGCGGACTTCTTTGCGGTCATACCCGGCTTCAATAGCTTCGTTGTACTCGCTTATGGCAAGGTCCTTTATATCATTAAGAGAGTACCCTGCGGCAAGCGCTTCCTGTACTTCTTTATTATAAATCACTTGCCTCTCCTATGCTTAGCATCAAGCTGCTCTTTAATAGTGAGACTACGGCCAGTAGGGGCTGTAGACTCCTCAGTAGAGACAGTAGACTCCTCAATAGTGGCAGTAGGCTTTTTGATAGCTCCAGGCGTTTTCACTACGTACTGCTTAGAAGGATCAAAGCGTTCACCAAAAGAAATTGCCAGGGACTGCTTAAGAGGAGGGTTGTCTGCGAGTAGCTGACGAATCCAGCTATTAGGATCATTCTGATTAAAATCTTTGGCTACAGACTCAGGATGTTTCAGAGCGCGTTCAGTAATGGCGTTACGAATCTTATTGTACTGATCAAGACTCTTCGGATCTTGTATCATACCTGTAGGCGTATTGGCATAAACGTCTTTTACTACGGCGTACGCGTCTGTTATGAACGGCTTAGCTACAGTAGGAATAGCATCAGCCTTATCAATATTAGACTTAATATTGTTGAAGGCCTCTGGAGTAATTTCACCATTTTGTAAGGCCGTTAAAGCATCTGCCTGCACTACACTACCGTCCTCAGTAAATGCCCTCGCCACAAGCTGAGATTCAAGAGCATCCTGAGCAGCTTTACCGTCGGCAGTGGCTTGCGCCTGGTACGACTTCTCAATACCCTTAAAAAGATTCCAAGCTGTTATTTTATCTGAGGCCGAGACATTAGGATCATCAGTCACTGCAAAAAGTGCAGGAGCGTCTGCCTCGCCACGAATTGCAAGAGCCGAAAAATTCGAGAGGATCTGCTCAGAATAAGCAGCTTTTTTCTGACGCTCAATACGCTCTGCTCTCTGTGCCAAAACTTCCGCGTGCCGTACTTCTGCTTCTATGGTACGCTGAGCTTTATCTACAACATCAGATACATTGAGGAACTTTGCACCGAACTGTTCTTTCAGTGCTTCTTTGTTCTGATTAAACCAGGCCACAGTAGCACGAGGATTCTGTCTGGCCCAGGCTCCAACAGCCGTCATAATGACCTTATCATTCTGTTTCTCTGCCAGAGCGGGATCGTTCTCAAACAGCTCATCATTCTTCAAAAAAGCCAAAAGAATTGAGTCTATATCGCCAATCTTGGTAGTTACAAGATCATCATTAACCGCATCTGAAGCCGCCAAACGAGACTGCTTATCGTATGCAGTCTGCTGTTCAACCATGTAAGCACCGGTTCGATCAAGATACGTATCTTTATGCCGACGCCAAATTTCTTTGGCCTTTACTGTATCGATTTTATACTGGTCAGTAAAAGTTCCGAACTGCTCATCTGCCCATTTAGCTTCACGATCAATAAGTCCGTCTGCGTCTTTTCCTTTAACAGTCTGAAGAACTTCTATACGTCTGTCACGAAAAAGCTTAGAGGCATAAGTATCGGCATCACGAGCTTCGCGATTTTCAATGGCAGTAAAATAGGCATTTGCAAGTCTTCCACCTGCACGAGCAAAAGCATCTATACCATCAATGTACTGTCTTTCAGCACTAGCTATGGCACGAGCTCCGCCGTCACCAGGTACACGTATACGTGCAGTCTGATCACTGGCTTGGCTTCCACGCTTATATCTGGTTATAGTATCTGTCATGATAAATCCTTAGTCGTCAAACCAGCCGCGCCGATCTGCAAAATCTACACCTTGAGCTGCACCTGAAAGAAGTGTAGCACCAGCCTTCCACCATTTACCACTACCTGTAGAAGAAGACGCTGCACTGTACCCAGAAGACTCTGCGTCATACGAAGCCTTATTTAGCGCTCCTCGTCGTAGTATATCTTCGCGTTCACTTTGTGCCTTAGTAGCGGTATCATTAAGAATGTCCATAAAAGAGCCACTACTCAGATCTATACCCGCGGCTGCCGCCTGAGCTCTCTGTTTAGACTTAGTAGCTACTTCTTGTTTAGTTACTTCAGCAGCTTCTTGACGAGCTTGAAGTTCAGCAAGTTCACCTTGCTTTTTTGACATCTCAGCTTGATAGTCGTACATAGACTGCTGAGCACTAGCCTGCTGCAGCTGGCCTATAGTACTAACAGCTGTGGTAGCTGCCAAAAGGCCTAATGCTATTCCTGAAGCCATATCAGATATCCTTCTTCAAATGGTACTCCATAAAAGAATACCCGAGTTTTTCAAAAAGTTTGGCAGTCTTAGTATCAGGAGCGCTGATATAGAACCGCATAATCTTATCTTGCTCTCTGAGCTCTTTTTCAGCAAGCTTGAGAAGACGAATAGAAGTCTTACCACGATACTCAGGCTTAACATAGAAAGCGTTACATTGCGCAACTATAACATGGGCTTCCATAGCGTCACAAAATATAGAAAAACAGCAGTATCCTATCGGCTTACCATTGTCGCGCGCTACAAAGAAGCGCATCATGCCTCTATTTATAGCTTCTATGAAAGTAACAAGGTTAAGATTGAAATTCGGCCCAAAAACCTCTTGACCGTCCATGTAGAACAGCTCACATAGCGCGCCTACGCATATGGAGGCTGGTTCTTGTTTAATAGTAATCACTGATTGACCTCCATATCGTATTTAATAGCTCTTATTTCGCACGGTAATGGCAGATTATGCCGGACGTATACTTGTGCTTCGTTATTAGAGCTAGCCGGAATTTTAACTGATATAGTACCAGTATAAAGAGATGCCGCAGCATTCATCTTTGAAGTAGGGCCGAAATATACCTGTTCTTCACCCTCTCCGACAACACCCACATACAAGCCGAGAGATTTAAGAATAGATATTTCTGCACCATATATGCGTTTGCGATATCCCATGGTTATGCTTTCTTGTGACTGAATCTGGCAAGAAGCAAAATAGGACTCATACGCCAAACCGACGTAAACAGTTTTACCCGGAGACTGAAGTGTTATTGATCCGTTTTTTACTATTCTATTCGGATGAACCCACCCATCGACAAGAACAGAAACTTCTTGGCCTTCAAGATGACTAAGACCTGAAATTACATTTGCTTCAGTACCAGAATAAGTGAGATGGCTATCAAGATAAGTACCGTCTGTAGGCTCGTCTATTTCTGAAAAGGCGTCGAAGAGGACTTCTATATAAAGCTTCTCAGTACCATTAATTGTACGCTTAACAGCTAGCCACAGTTCATCTGCTTCTGCCCCAGGAATAATGGCAATAGATTGAACACGACCACCAGCTATGCGATGCTTATGCCACGCTGATACTTTCTGTGACTTCTCATAAGTAAGGCCTACAAGGTCTCCATTATCGAGAACGCACCAAACATACGGGTCTTTTACAGTCTGAAGCGCAGTTTCTTTAACCTTACCTTCAAGAATATGCTCAGACATAATAGTGAGGTCGTTTGCTACATACTGGTCATCAGCATAGGAATATTCAAACATACGTACGCGATTACGACCACGCTGTACAAATACTATGCCATTACCAATTTGCTGAGGACGTACCTCGGCACTACCATATGACGTCTGTCTCTGAATTCGAATACTGTTAGGAGTAATGGAGTCTTTATAAGATCCAGCTACTATTATATACTCAGCTCCAGATGATCCAGCTATAAGTACATTGGCCGCCTTAAGCCATTTAATACCATCTACTTCATCGGATGCTATTGTATAAGCGAATCCATTACTATCTTGTACTTCTCCTTGCGAGTTTTTCGTAGTAAAGTCATCGAAAAGACCAATAGTCGAACCCCATACAGTCTGAGGTTGCTGCGGAGTAGCAGCATAGTAAAGGCGCTGTTCATGGAAAACTATATGACTTGGCCAGTTACCATTAGTCCACTGCGAGGGCTTATTAGTAAATGATACTGCTTGAATTTCCCAGTTATCATTTGCATGGCGCATTAACTTCTGCGGAGCTACCTGGGGATGTACAATATATATTATGTCGCCGCTCTGTGCAAAATCAATGGCTTTGGCTTGTGCAATAGTCCAAGGAGTTGTAATTTGATAGGGCTGACCGTTCTTTGTAACCTGACCTCCTTTAAAATAGAACCTAGCATAATTATTACCAAGTTCTATAACAAGGCACTGGTCTACATTAAATCGGAAAGGAATAAGGCGAACGTCAAGGGACCCTGCTTCACTAATGAAGGTGGTCCCTTGACGTCTCAGGAGAGGGCCATGCGGCAGACATATAAAATTAGTCAGACTTGCTGCGCCATCATAATATGCATCAAGATCAACACGAGCTTGCAGACGCGGGCTTATTTCGCCCGCAGTGAAAGCCGCTTGTACTGGCGTAACTCGCATAATTAATACCTCGAGGGAATCCAGCAGCCCTCAATTACAGGCTGCGGAGAGGTTTCGATGGCATTGGTATTCTGAGCTAATACAATTGCCTGCATCTCTTGCTGCGTAATCTTGACGTACAAGTCCTGATCTGCAGTAAGAGTCTGACACATAACCTTCGCCAGACGCAACGCAAGTACCTGTACAAACTGAGAATCAAAATCATTCGCACTTTCAGTTTTGCGTACGTATCGCAATTCCACTTCAGGTTCGTCAGTGAGAATTTTATTATTCTCTACCTTGAACTTATAGTCAGGAATAGAAGTACTAACGATACGCATGCAATCAGAAGGCAACGCGTACTGGTACAGGAAGCCGAATACCGGCGCTTCGACTTCCCGAGCCAGTTTAACGCGTTTAATTGCGAATGACCAAGGATAGGCCCTAAGCAAGGCTTCCAGTGTGGGATTATACAGTCTACTACACAGACGTGCAGCCTTAGACGTATCGTCCAAGGTTATAATTGGTTCCTGGCCAAGGAGAACCAACGCAAGATTGCATATCTCAGTACTGGAAGCCATTGCTCACTCCTTAGTCGACCACGTAGAAGATGACGCCCGTAATGGTGTCATTGACAGCACCATTAGCGGACAGGGTTGCAGTAATGTCCACGCCATCAGCCGACTCAATGAGCAGACCAGAAGGACCAGCAGCTCCAAGGGACTTACCAGTAGCCAGGCTACTTGCAGCAGTAGCAGCAAGAAGCGCGTCGTCATCAGCCACAACGTCGACAAACACCGGATCCTTATAAGCGCCATAGCCAACCTTAATAGTCGTAGCGCTAGTAGCCAGCGTGGCCGAAATCTGAGAGGTGCCAAGAATACGAATACGACCTGCAGGAAAACGAACAAGAAGAACGTCTTTCTCAGCCGCCGTGAACTTAGTGTCAATGACACAAACGCGTACACGACCATGAAGTTCAGTGGTCATTACGCGATCAGCGCCATTTTTCTTCTGCAGAGCAGCAACATCAGAATACTGCATAATTCACTCCTTAGGCCACAGTTTCCTGGCACTGGATCTTGATGACCTTCTTCTCTTCCATACGCGTGGCGCCCATGTCCATTTCAACATAGACCTGCGTGGAGTAGTTCTTGTCAGCGCGTTCCGACACCTTTGTACGAACTTCTTCGGCCACTGCCAGGAGGAGACCGTCCTTAGCCCAGGCAATACAGTCACGAACGTTATTGGCCCAGGGAAGCATTTCAGTGCGGATGAATTCAAAGCCCATGAAGGTGTTCACTTCGCCACGAACAAGGGCTCTGACAGAGTTGTAGTCCGCATTAGTAACTTCCGTGGTACGGAGCAGGTTGGCAAGCTGATTCGAAGTGACAGCGATATACAGGGGAAGACTCTCATCGACTTCGTTCTTCCAGAACTTTTCGCGAGCCATAATAAGCTTGTCGATAGTGAGGCCGCCCGGCTGAGAACCACTACCATTCACACCAATAACCTGAGAAGTCGGGAACGGAACCTGGGTCTTGCCTTCCTTACCAGTCCAAGCAACATCAAAGGCGCTGTCAATAATGATGCGATCCTGCGCACGATTGAAAGCCATAACAGCGTTCATGGCGTAGGGGCTGGTCGGGTCCGCAAGCATACGCAGTTTATCGGTGTTATCCACCATGTCTGCCCAGTTATAAGGGCTAGACGACACACGCCTACGCAGATGCGGGGTGTTCATCATCGGGGTATCACTGTGGCGGCCGCCCTTAGGCTGGGCCTCAGTGGGCCCAATCTGGTCGAAGTACTCGAATTCCGCGCTGATAGACTCAACACGGACAGCCCGACGCAGACGGCTCTGTTTCTGCTGGCACAGCAGCATGATATTACTGTTATACTGCTGTACCATGGCTTCGGTAATCTCGAAAGACATACGTCACTCCATAGAATTGTTAGTTTGCCGGATTATCCATGTGGGTCCGTTAAAATCGCCAAATACTTATCTGGCGTTCGCTCGCGCAAAAAGCTGCGCTACGCGATCCACGATAACCTTGTGTTCCGGATGAGAAGCGTCCAGGTATGCAGGATGAGCCTGAAGTTCGGAAATAGCACTGCTCAAGTCATTGGGGCTCATAAGGCCAGAAGAACCAGTCTTGTCGATACCCAATTCTTCGGCGTGCATTTCACCAACTTTGATCATCATCTTGATAAACGCTGGATTGCGCCCGAGTCCGGAACTCGCTATAGAATCAATAAGTGCCTGGTCACCAAGAGCGCTCAAAGCTCTGTTCGCAAAAGCCAGTTTAGTTTCAGTCTGTTCCCCATACTCAGACCTAAGCGAAGCTTCTGCACTTGCCATTTCAGAGCCTATCTGAGCGTCCCGCTGCGACATAAGCTCCTTGATACGACCAGCATACTTATTGAAAATAACCGTGGCCTGTTTATTATTGAGGCCTGCTTCTTTAGCCATGGGGAGAAACGCCTTAAGGTCTTCTTCCATGGCTGTACGGACAGATTCGTCCTCAGAAACATCATATTTTATACTGTACCCAGAAATATCACTGGGGCAGCCCAGACGAGTATATGCTTCCATAAACTCATCATCAGTCTTGGGCATGGGAATCTGGTCACGACCAATAAGCCTTTCAGCATTTACATAGCCGCGCGCCAGGTTTTCAACATCCTTAAACTTGGACAGAGACTTGGAACTCTGCAGGTCTTCAGGAAGACCAGACATCCATTCAGGTCCCTGAAACTCAGTACCACCGCCGTTGTTTTCAATGGGTCCTTCGGTAGGATTATCCATTTATATCTCCGTGGCTTCGAGCTTCTTACCAGAAAGAGCAAGAATACGAAGCACTGCGTTTTTGCCTCCTTCTCTGTACGCCACCATGGCGAAAGAGTCGTTGGCGTGTTCAAAAGTTGACGCCTGAATATAATGAGTAGTCATAAGGTCTTCAAGTACCCGCTCACCTTCAGGAGTCGAAAATACATGTCTATAAAGTTCAGCTCGCTCTGCTTCTTTCATTACTGAAGTCCTCCGAGAGCTGCCATACCTTGAGCCATATCTTTAAGGCCTGCGCCGCCGTTACGAAGTGCTTCATTCTGAGCTTGCTCCTGCTGCGCCTGCGCACGCTGCTGTCTGATGGCTTGTACTTCCTTATCAGAGCGGAAATACTCAGGATTGATGGAGTACATTTCACCCATACCACGCGCAATAGCTTCAGAATTGAACACGTCCATAACAGTGGGATCGAGGGACATAAAGGGCGAAATAAGCTGTGTTACACGAAGCAAACCATTAGCTTCAGTCTGTTCCTGTGCTTTCATCATGGGCGACTGATAAACAATACGAAGGCTAACAGACTGATCGGCGAATACCTCGGGGGCCGCCGGGAGCCTACCAGCGCGCATTAGGAGGCCGAACACGCGCTGGAGGCATGGCCCGAGGAGCTCGGCCTGGACACGCCCAGTCACAGGACCGAGGAGGCGTAGGCGGTCTTCATTACGCTGAATAACCTCAGTAGCAGTCATCTGAGGACCCTCATTCAACTGAAGTTTATCAACGTAAAACATTTCACGAACACGATCACGATAACCCTGGGCTATTTCTTCTCCCAATGACGGATTACCACCTGTCTGAAGAGGCATAATGCGATCGTCAGAAGACAAGCCAGTACGAAAATACGATATGCCCCCAGGGTAGGCGCGTATATCACCAATAAAGCCCTGATCAGGCACCAGTAGCGGAGGGTCGACAACTTTCTGGGCTCCCCGAAGAACAGTCTTTTCAATCTGCTGTAGCATCTTGAGGTCAGACAGTGCGGACGAGCCAGGACCTCTACCATAGACTTCGTAGGAAGTCTTATAGAAACGGCCCGTCATAAATGGCTGTTCTTCAAACCCACCTTCGGACAGAATGTGCTCTTCCGCTATCTCCATGTACACGGAGAGGTACCGCTTGCCTCTACCCAGATTGGGTTCAATAACATGCAGTACATCAACCTTATCAGAAAGGTTGTTTTCGTCATACTTCTTCTGCGTAGCTTTCGACACCTTATTGTATCCGAACGTGTTCACCAACTGGAAAGCGGTACGCTGGTACTTACGATAAAGAGTGTCTACTCTACCGTTCTGGCCCTCAAGAAAATAGCATTCCTGAAGGGGCAGAGAATTGAACTGAAGGGCATTGAGCTGTCGGTTTTCAGTAACGAACAGAATGCCGTTACCAAAAGCTCCAAGCGACTGGTATACCTCGTGCATCGAGGTGACGAAATTTGTCTGAGGCCGCTGAATCTCGTAATACATACGACGCGATACCTCAGCAAGCCACAACTGAACCTCGCGCTCTTTATTAAGTTCGTGATCGTTAGTAACAATCTCGAACCACTTCTGAGACGGCGAAGTCAGCATGGAATAAAATCCTGCTGCAAGAAGCTCGTTAGCATGCACACCAGTGGCGTCGTACAGTTCCTGATTATTCTTCTGGCCAGGGGTGTTATAGCTAGAAGTGAACTTTGCAGCATCAGGGCTGACGACCTTAGCCACTTCGTCCCACTGAGCATTAAATATGCCTCTATCGGACTCCATCTGGCTAAGCTTATGTTTCCAAGTGCGCACTCTGTCGTTCATTTTTAAGCTCCCAGGAGGGACTTCCGTTTCACACTGGTAGTAGATTCGTCACCGGATGCGCCAGTAAGAATAGTACCCGCACGACCTTGCTTTGCACGAGTATCTGCTTCTCTGAGAGCTTTTTCTTCAGCTTCCTGCTGAGCTTTCAGTTCCGCTGCTTCTTTTTCTGCTTTCTCTGCTGCAGCTTTCTGTTCAGCCAACTGACGATCGTAAGCGCTAGTGTCAGGTTTACTACCGCCGCCACCAAAGACTTTCTTTACAAATCCGCCCATTATCTATGCCCTCTTAGTAGGCCCTTTTAATTGAATTACGTCGACATTTTTACCAATAAGAGTATCACCTACTCTCTGGGCTTTGCGTACCTGCGCCTGCGCTGAATTATCAAAATTCAATAGCGTTTGCTGCAGATTAGCTTGTCGGCGCTGCGCCTCGTTATGCTCATTCTTCGCTGCTAGTGGCATTGAGTATCCCATCTACCACCTCAGCGGGTCATATTCTTGTACAACTCTCGTCAAACGATGCCTATATACCGGCTCATCTATTTTCAGAGGGTTATAATTTGTCCCTATAGCTTCCTTCTGGCGAGGCGTCTCGACATTATCTTTTAGCGCTATAGCCGCCATGCGCACCGCATCAGCCCAGTGAGATGACCAGTCGTGGATCGGGGCACCGTATACTTCCTTAGCCGGATCCCATGAGGCTCTATACTGCTTGAGTGCCTGGACTAGCTTTTCACAACGCCTGTCGTCAAAAGACGCCTTCGCCAGAAGTAGCCTAGTCGCAGCTATACCATCTTCGATGGATACACGCTTAGCTACGACTATGTGTCTACGACCAAGATCGTGAAGAATCTGTATTCTTGACTTACCTGTGCCGAGTTCTCGAACGCGCACGTCATGGGGAAGTATGTCATACGCATAAGCGTAAGGCTGATCGTTCAGCCATTTGACGTAATACTCCAATCCCTTACCATTATCAGCAATGCAGTCAATGAACTTAACGCCTGTCTCAGTCTGCTGCAAGCAGACTACCACTGTCTCATCGCTGACGCCAAGGTCCCACGCTGTTATTACCGGGCGCGAAGGGTCCCATGGGACCTGGGTAACGCGGTTCATAACTTCCGCGCGTTCCATCACTTCGCCATAGTAGGCGCCGACCATTGCAGCATCAAAGGAGCAATAAAACTCCTGAAGAGCCAGGGCACGAGGCATACCGTTAGCTATTTCTTCTTCGACCTGTTGAGCCGTTAGCACATGAGTATCGTCCACAGTCTTGATATCCCAATACCACTCTGGATTTTTCTTAGCAGCTTCTAGCAGTTTCCACATATGGTTTTTACCACGTGGGGTACCATTGAAAACTGCCCAGCCACCATTTTCAAGAAGTATGGGGCGCAGATAGTTCCACGCCTCTACTTTATGGAGCGAAAACTCTGAAAATATAACGCCTACGGGGTTCGTTCCTACAATCGAGTCAATGTTATCACTGCCAAGAAATTGTATGATCGACCCGTTCGCCAGTTCGAGTTTCATCTGCTGGTTGTCGCGACGCTTTACCAGTTCCTTGGGGAAATGGTCTATAAGACGAAAACCGTCTTTATCCATACCTTCCCATACAATTTTACGCGCCTGCGTATAATACGGGAGGATATAGAAGTACGTACCGCGACGTTTAAAGGCCTCTCTGGCCATGATGTTGATGCAGACCTTATCCTTACCCGCCCTACGATGCATTACCACAATAGCGCGTGTATAACCTTGAGAAAGGCAATTATAAAGCCCTCTCTGGTACTCGCGTGGCACAAAGTTGAACGGTATCGTGATCATCGGAGTATTTTTGTCTTATTTGCCTCTAGCCAATAATGTAGCTGGCTACTACATCTGGTTAAGGATCTGCACCGTAACACCACCAGCTGCATTAGCGTCTTCCAATTTGGCCTGCACTCCTGCAGACTTGAGGTCTTTCAGAGCGCGTGCGCAGTTCGAAATCTGCTGTGCAGCACCAGGATCGTCCTTGTTAATACCAGCTGCCGTGTCGAACAGCTTAGACAAGATAGCAACTTCAGCTCTTGCATAAAATGGCGTGAGGATCAATTGCTTGTCAAGGTCCCTTTCCATAAGGAGGGCCTTCTTGTCGTCTGCCATTTTGCGCTCTTTTGGCGGAATGAGGCCTAGTTCATTGACCAGACTCTTTACTACCACTGGGCGCAACTCGAGATTTGCGGCTATTTCCTCGACAGAAAAGCCGAAATTCTCATAGTAGAGGCGAACTAGTGCATTTTCAGTACTCGTAGGCATATTTATAGGATACCCAATAAAGCCAGAAATGTACATAATCGTCAAAAAACGATTATTTCTGCATTTTGGAGCTCGAGGGGCCTTTATAAATAGCTAGAAAAGTAGTTTTAAAGAGATGCAGAGAAATGCAGGAGCCAGATTTTAGGTGCGGAGCCTAGAAAATAGGCGCCCCCGGGGCACCTGAGCCATCGTCAAAAGTCAGTGAACCGTCGTCAAAAAACGATTATTGGGTAAAAGTGGGCCACCGTCGTCAAAAAACGATTATTGGGTAAAAGCGCGCCAAAAACGATTATTAGGTAAAAGCGGGCCAAAAATCGGTGAACAGGGCGCCGGTCCGTCGTCAAAAAATGATTATTTGGTAAAAGTGGGCCAAAAATCGGTGAATGACCTATTATATAAAATAAATTCCGTTCTTCACACCCCGGCCCCCCTCTTTACAATTCACATATTATTAATATACATACTAACTACAAATTCCATCACTATATAACTCTATACTATCACATCACTATTATTACATACTAACTACACAAAACCAACTTCATTTTTTTATTCCATTACAATAATTTATTTCCCCAATTATTTTATTTCCCATTTTATTTTTTACCCCAATTATTTTATACCCCAATTATTTTATACCCCAATTATTTTATACCCCA